GAATAACACCGCTGGTGGTGACGACTACGCGAGCAAGGCCGCTGCGCTGGCTGCTCCTATCGCTGCCACGACTCGTGCGACGGTCGCTCCGTACCAGGCAGCTTCCAGCCTGTACACGCCAGCCGCCCTCCAGCAGTACCTCGCTGGCACCCAGAACCTCAACGTGGCTGGTGGCCCAAGTGACCAATCTGTCGCCGCTGGTGCGCCGGTCAACTCACCGCTTTCTACGACGAACAAAAAGGATACTCTCGCGGGAGTAGCATAGGCCCCCTATGGACTTAGGTAGTTTCTTCGGCGGTATCGGCCACTTTCTCGGTGGACTCTTTGGTGGTGGTGATAACGGTGACGACCAGCGTAAGCGTCAACAGCAACAGCAGCAGCAGCAGTCTGCCGTCAACTCATTCCAGCTGCAGCCTACTCAGCCCAACCAGACCAGCAACGCACCCGCTGGCCTGCAGGCCCCTCAGACGCTGACACCAGCCCAGCAACCACAGCTCCAGCAGCCTCAGCTTGGTGGCGTCAATATGCAGGAGAAGTCCCAGGTTGCTGGCATCAGTGACGACACCTGGAACAAGATGACCCCACAGGTCCGCCAGCAGCTTATCGCCAGCCAGAAATCCGTCCAGCAGTCGAAAGACAACGTGTGGGACCCAGGCAAGATTCTAGGTGATGCCAGCAACACGCTCGACACTATCGGCAACACCGTCAACGACTTCACCCTGAAGCCAATCGTCAATACTGGCGCAGCCCTTGGTGACATGGGCGCTTCAGCTATTGCTGGGCTCCAAAACCGACCCGATCTTCAAAAAGCAGCAAGCGACCAGTTCAAGCAGGACTTCAGCGGCTCTGTTCCGGCTGGCCTTGTCGATATGGCGAACTTCGCGACCCGCGTCCCCCAGACGGTTGCTGCTGGCGTTGACAGTGGCCTGACTGCGCTGAGCGGTAACGACCCTGGTATGGTGAAGGCATCTATCGACCAGCAGAAGGGCTACGGTGCGCTGCAAGACTTCCTCGGCAAGCTCACGGGTAGCGGCCAGAACCAAGCCATTAACACTGCTCAGCAGGACATTTCCACCGGCAAGGGCACCGGCACTGACTACATGACCGCTATCGGCAACTCACTGGGCCTCGCTGCTGGCATCGATGGTGGCGTCAGGTCGCTTAGCAGTAAGCCTACCGTGGCTGGTGCCATCACCAGTCCCGACGCCACTGCCGCTGCTGCTAAGCCAAGCGCAGCTATCACGAGCCCTGCTCAGGAGGCCGCTGCCGCCTCTATCAAGACCGCTCCCGCTGACATTGCGCCAGCTGACTCGTCCGTGACGCCTCCGGCGACGACCCCAGCACCTCTCCAGGCTCCGACCACACCGACCCTAGAGCCTCTCCAAGCACCGACGGCCGCTCCAGCCGACGAGGTTGGCTCGAATGTGCCTGCCTACCAGCGACGAGCTGAGGCGCAGGCTAACGAGGCTGCACAGACGGCTGCGACTGACACCTACGCTGAGAAAGCCGGTGCCGGTCAGACGAACCTTGACACTCAGACGGCGCTGCAACACAAGCAGGCTGTCCAGGCTATCATCGACCAGGGCAACCAGGAGCTCAGTGATTTCGTCAACGCGCACGGCGACCTTTCTCCACAGGAATTGCAGGCAGCGAAGGACTCCATCACGAGCCAAGTGGCCGATAAGGTCCAGGCCCTCCAGGACGCTCGCTTCGGTAAAGATGAACCAGCTCCAGCAAGTCCAGTAAAAGGCGAAGCAGCTCCTGCTAAGGCGGGGACTATTGATAATCCATTTAAGAATGACCAAGAAGCAGAAGCTGCAGCTGCCGCTGAGCGCGCACAACAGGCCGCCAACACTGCAGTTAACGGCAGCGACAAGGCTAGCACAAGGTCTGCCGGTGTTAGCCCAGCAGGTGATTCAGAGTTCTATCGCCCTAAGGATAGTAAAGTGAACTCGACTGATGAGATACCTTTTGATGAGAAGACTACGCCAGCTGGTGACAACCCGACTGCTGCTAAGGTGGATGACAGCGCTCCCGTCGAGAACAATCCTGACGCGAAGGGCGAGCTTCCACTCCTGCAACGGCTGTTCTCTGACAAGGTTAATATCTTCCGCCACACTAACACGAAGTCTGGTAATGCGCTGGCTGACAGTGTGGAGGCAGCAAACGCTCGTCACCAAGAGCTTGTCGCCCAGCACATGTACAACCTGAAGGATGCCTTCAAGCTTAGTGATAAGGACTTCGAGAAGGCATGGCGCGTCCAAGAAGGTCAGCTCGACCGCAATGCCGTCTCTCCGAAAATCCAGGCTGCGGCCGATAAGCTCAAACAGGTGATGCCTGACATTCAGAAAGCCGCCAGTGATGCCGGTGTTGTTAATGGCGACCTCGGCGATACCTACATGCCGCACGTCTTCCCCAAGGACAAGGCGGGCATCCGTGGCGTTGGCAAGTCTAGCGCTGACGCGAAGACGTATGGCAACCTTGAGAAAGAGCGTACTGGCAACGGTGACAACTATAGCCGTTCAAAAGAGACCCTGATGAACTACATCGACAAGGCGTCTCAGCGTACGGCTCAGGCCGAGCACTACGGTGTGAACAACGAGGTAGCTAAGAACCTCATCGGTCGCATCGGTGCCGAGGGTGGCGACCAAGCCTCTGCTGAGCGGGCGTTCTCTGAGATCATGCGTCCGGACTTCTCTGGCACGACGGCCTCAAAGGTCGGTAACGGCCTGAGGGCTGCCTTCGGTTTGGCTAAGCTGCCACTCGCTGCCGTCTCTCACTTGCCGCAACTTGCCAACGTCGCTGCTGATACGGGTATTTACAATACATTGAAAGCCGCCGCCAAGGTCGCGCTTAGTCCTGCTACGAGAGACCGCGTTGCTCAGTCCGGTGTGATTACTCCTCAGTCACTCGGACACTATGCCAGCGAATACACGACTCAGCCAAACAAGTTAATGAGCACCTTCACGGCCCCTGGCCTTAAGCCGGTGATGAAGTTCAACCGTTCTGTCGCCGAGACCGCTTATGAACAGAGAGCCGCAAAGCTGGCCGCGAAGGGTAATGACGCATCAATCCAGAAGTTGCAGAAGCTTAACGTTAAGGGTGACATCGGTAACAAATTGACCGATGACCAACTGTTCCAAGCGGGCCGTGGCGGTACGAAGAAGACGATGTTCACGAACACGTCTGCCGATACCCCGATGGGCGCTGAGTCGCAGAAGGGCCGTTGGGCGTGGCAGTTCCGTGGTGCTTACGCTCGTCCTCAGACCAACTTCCTCAAGAACAGTATTGTCGACCCTGCGCTGCATGGTGAACTCGCTCCGCTTGCTCGCTATGCAACCATTGGTACGGCTGGTGCCGCAGGTGCTACGGCGATTAAGAACGCCATCGAGGGTAAGCCGAATGACCCCGTAAGTCTCGCGAAGTCGATTGGTCCTCAGATGCTGGGTCTGCCTGGTGAAGTCGCTAACTCGCTCATCAACTACTTCCCTAAGGACCCTATCGGCACGACTGCGGGTATCGTCTCGCCTGGCCTCGGCGAAATGGTGAAGTGGCTGAAGGCAGGCGGCTCAGCGGCCGCTACGCATAGCATGACACCAGTCGAGCGACAGGCCCTTAAAGACGTACCTATATGGGGCAGCAAGCTCGCTGAGACATACACGCCAACCAAAGCCCAGCAGCAGGCTGCACTGCAGACACCTGCGCCTAGCTCGGGCAATCCTGTTACTGACTTCGTTAATGGCATCGGTAAGATGTTTAACCCTGGCCCTGCTGACCCGCTCCAGTCCGAGATGAAGCGACTTGAGACGGCCAACAAGACGCTGTTTTCTAAGAACATCAACGAGGCTGCAAAAACTGGCTCGGACAACTATCAGACGGCTCACGATCTGCTGAACAACCCAATCTACCAGGCTGCTGATGACAAGGCGAAGCGTGGCCTGCTCGAGAAGGTGCTCAACGGCACCGAGACGAAGACTATCGACCCAAGCCTGCCTGACGACCAGAAGCAACTTCTTCTCAATGAGAAGCTGATGGGAGCTGGGAAGCTCAAGGTGTTCCTCCAGGATAACAAGAACAACCTCGACCACGTGAAGGCGACGATTGCCAACAAGGACGCCAGCGGAACGCTGACTGATGCCGACCAAGACATCAACAAGAAGGGCTCACTCGCTCAGCAGCTGGCTATCGCAAACGTCAGGGCGTCTGCCAACGTCACGCCTGATGTCGTCCAAGCCTACAACGACGCAACCAAGGCCAAGTTCGATGCGATGGACCCACAGTCAGACATGTACAAGCAGCTCGTTGCTTACGACAACGCGCTTGAGGATGCTGGCCTGCCGTCGAAGCTTGAGAACTCGAAGGACAGCTACGGCTCACTGGCTAAGGGCAAAGGTGGTGGCGCTGGCTCTAAGGGCAAGGCTCCGACACCGTTCACGTTCGCCACGATGCCAGCTGGACTCGCAGGCACGGGGACGGCGGTGCCGTACGCTAAGGACGACGTGCCACTATGGAAGGCTCCGGCTCTCCTTGGCGCACCGGCTCAGGCGGCGATACCGAATGGACGAACAATATCAGTAGTTAAGGGGATGAAATAATGAGTAACGATGACAGGATTGCCGCACTCGCCAACAGCGTGTACATGGCTCGCCATAACCAGAAGAACGACGCGACAGGGCAGGACCTGACCGACAGCCTCGATTCAATCATTGAGTGGGCGAACCAGCTGACGCCAGAGATTGAGACGGCGAAGGACGCCCAGGGACGCCGCGTGAACTGGAACTTCGTGCGTACGAACGATGACCCGAGCATCGGCACGATTACGTCGGCGACGACCATCTCCTACCCGCTCCCGTCCACCATCCGTAGCCTCGTCTTCCACGCCCGCCGTGACCTGACCATTCAGCACGATGGTACGGCTGTTGCCGTCTTCAAGCTGGTGAGCCCTGACCAGATTCACGACCCGCTCGACTTCGACACCCGTGACCGCGCGACCGTCCTGCAGCGTAAGCTCATCTTCTCTCGCCCACTGAAAGACACCGAGGTCGGTGGCACTATCGTGGCCGACACGCTTGCTCCTATCCCGCAGCTCTCTCACACCGACGTTTCGCTGCTCGACCTGCTCGACCAGTACCCAACGCTCCGCCAGGCGTATGTCTACGGCATCCTGAAGAACCAGATACTGCCTGACATCGTTCAGGGCGGTCTGACCCCAAGCTTCGCTCAGCGGTTCGCTGATTACATGACCGCCTGCATCGCCGAGAACAACATCTCGTCTGACGCTGACGACGCTGACCGTGACAACTACGGTTACATAACAGGTGTCGGATTCTAGTCATGGCTAAGTCGGCTTTTCCAAAGGTGCCCCAGGCCAAACTGCACTCGATAGACATCGAAAGCTTCAGCGGCGGTCTTGACCAACGAGGCGAGGCGAATATCGCCCCTAACGCCTTCTCAGTCGGCCGCAACGCTATGGTGACGCCACAGGGCTCTGTAACACACCGTTACGGCCTGAAACGATGGCTACCGGATGCTACTGGGACGGTCTACCAGGTCTTTCCCGCCCTTTATAATGACGTCATGTACTACGTGATCGCCGACAACGGCGTGATTAAATACTGCAAGGACGGTGACACCAGCTGGACGACCGCTGCCGGTGGCGCAGCGAACTTCGTGACGACCACAGGCACGGTGACGACTTTTGAGCGTGCTAACGATAAGGTACTGATTCTGAACGGTGTGGATAACCTCGGCTACCTTGACCTCACCAACATGTCCGTTGTCCACTTCACGCAGGTTCCCGACCCGACGAGCGCCCCGACCAGCGCCTACGTCGGCACAGTCGCGACTGGCTCGTACAACATCTACTACTGTATCGCCTATAACACCGTTATCGGCAAGACCGTCTCGAGTCCTATCGTCACCGTCCCTGTGAACAAGATTCGTGAGCAGTGGGCGAGTGCTGGGACTGACGGATTGACACTGACCGACCCGAACACCCGACCAGCGGGTGCCGTGAGCTGGAATCTCTACATCTCGGACGCTCCATCTGGGTCGACAATTCAGCTGGCTGACATGCTGCCGCTGGCGATCAAGCTCGACATCTCCACCAAGACATTTACTGATAACGGCAAGATTACACCAATGACAAACAATGATACGGCCCCGACTGTCAACTCCACCAAGGGTCCGAAGGCGCAGTACGCCGCTAACATCAACGGCCGCCTCTTCCTCTACGGCATCACCGATGACCCGTACGCCGTGATGATCGGTGGCGGCGCTGACCATGCCCTCGATTTCACCGAGGCTGGAGGCGGCTATCGTCTGATTCTCAACCAGGGTACTGACTTCTTCCCGAAGGCCATCATCGGCTTCCGTAACGGTCAGGCGGTACCGAGCATCACTGTCATCTACTCCAGCGTCAGCGGGCTGTCCAAGGCGTCGATTATCGACCAGAGCACCGTCTCGCTCGGCAACTTCTCGGCGGTCGTCTGGGGCTCGGTTGACCAGAACTACGGTGCGGCCGGTATCGGCTCACCATACGCTGTCACGAACTATCGTGGTATGCTAATCTTCCCATCGACCGACGGCTTCACCAGCATTGACACTAGCAAGCTCCGTTTCAACGTCCTGACGGCGACCCGTATCTCCGACCGCGTGATTGACGAGGTGGGCGGCATCAAGTCTGACCTCTACGGCAACATCGTCGGAACGGCCTGGGCTAACCATGTCATGTTCAGTGTCCCGTCGCTCGGCTTCAACTACAATAACGAGATACTCATCTACGACGTAACGATACCTGATGCGCCTATATGGTACGTCTGGGACATCCGCTCGCAGTGGATTGGCACGATTTCCCCTCCTGGCTCAGCTGGCTTCGTGTATATCACCCAAGATAACCACTTCTTCAAGCTTCAGCAGACACCTGTCGCACAAGATGACCTACCAACTGTCGGCACTGCGCCATTTTCGTTCCAGGTGACGAGTGGTCTCATCGGAGCAGACGGCACGCACAACAGCTACCTCGCTGCGGTGCAGGCTGTCTTCTACCTGCGTAACTTCACGGGTAGTATGGACCTGACGGCCACCTGGCGTGACTACCAGTCTGGCCGCATGAAGTCGAAGACGAAGACAGTCTACGGCGGCTCTTTGCACCCGTCCTCAGATGGTGGGTGGTCAAGCACTGGCTATGAGTTCAACCTGAACGTCGCCACGACTGTTAATACGTGGGGAGATGTTGCTGCGCCATCGGGTGCGTCAACGGCACAAGCAATATCTAAGCCGTTCCCAGTCAAGCTCAGCAATGTCGTATCGAATGAGTTTCAGGCCACAGTCGCGACCACTGCAGACGCTTCAGGCGTGACGGTGCGCTCAGTGGCATTTGAGGGGCAGCCATTGGGAATCTCACCAGATGCTAAATAATAAAATAACTATGGTATTATAACGATTATGGATATAAAAACAATACGATCAGAGTGGGAGCGAGGAGAGGCTTGGAGATACAATTTCGTCCGTGACTTCCCGAGCCTAGCCAACCTAGCCGATGGTGTCTCACTGTCGAACCAGAAGGGTGCCCCACAGGTCGGCACCGTCACGTTAGCCAACTCCGTGCGTCAGATTCCACGTGAATCAGTCCAGCAGCTGCCGAGCTTGTCGGTCGAAGTGAACGGTACGAAGCTATCGACCGACGCCATCGTTGCCAGCTACCTGCTCCGCAGCGTTGTCTTCAACCCTGACACCTTCGGGACGGGTATTCTGACGACGATGCAGATGGCCGCTCAGACCGCACTGACACAGGGCTACGTGCCGCTCCGTGCGAACGTCGGCAAGACGTTCAACAAGTTCGCTACCATGCTCGAGGTATTGCACTATAACGATGTCGTGATTGAGCCAGGTATCTTCGATGCCTCGAACAGCCAGTATTTCCACGTCCGTACCCGTGTCACCAAGGGTGCTTTGAAGCAACTTATCAAAGACGCCAAGGCCAACAAGAAGACCCTTTGGAACATCAAGGCGCTCCAGACGCTGCTTGACCAGGGCCCGCAGGCAATGGACTACAACCGCTACCTGTCTCGCCCGCGTCAAGGTCCTGGTCAGAACTCTGAGGACCAGTACGACATCATCACCCGCTACGGCGTCGGCTCGTACTACCCTATCGACGTGTACTCGCCGCAGCTTGCCGATACAGACGACCAGAAGCTGATGAGCTTCAAGAGCAAGTCGAAGTTCGGCTACCCACGCCTCAGCTTCCTCGTCATTGACCCAGACGCCGTATCACCATTCGGTATCTCCCGCGCGAAGCTGGCGAGCCCAATGGCAAACTACGGGAACATCTACCTGCAGTCGACCGCGAAGATGCAGCTGCTCAACTCTGACGCGCCAGTCTTCAAGAAGGGCCTGTTCACCAGCGAGACACCACTTCGCCGTGGTGCACAATGGACCTCGAACGACCCGAACGCTGACGTAAAGATCATGGAACTATCGAACTCGACGCTTGAGCAGTTCACCCCTGTTATGAACTACATTGACGGCAATATCCTGTCAATTATGGGTGTCACAGGTGCTGCTCCACAGCCAACAGGCGGCGGCTACCAGAACAAGGACGCCGTGCAGCAGGAGACGCAGGTTAAGAGCCTGGCCTCCACACAGGTCACGGGCGTCATCGAGAACGCTCTTCGTCAGTACGGCATCACCGGCCTCGACCTCTACATCTCCGAGCAGGTCGGCACGACGCCGCTTATCGTTGACGACGAGGCTAAAGAGGCGCTTAACCAGGTGAACCCTCCTGTCAACGGTATTCCTTTCTGCGGTGACGACAACGTGGTCAATATCGACTGGAAAGCCTACTACGACCGCATCCACACCTGGACCATCAAGATTGACCTGTCTATCAGCCCAGACAACCTCGCCGAGAAGAAGCGTGCTGACCTCCAAGACACCTTCACGGTGATGAAGCAGACCGCTGGTAACGACCCAGCCGCCAACGCCGCCGCTGATGCTGTCGGTAAGGAACTGCTGCAAGATAGCGTCCCTGAAGTCAGCAAAGAGATGGCAATGCAGCCGCCAATCCCTCAGTCAATGCCTGCGGTGGGTGGTCCCACAGCTCCGGTTCAGTGATATGGCCTCGTCTGATGCCCTCTGGAACGAGGTAGCACGGATAGTGAGCAATGAGTTTTTCGAGAACGGGCAACCCCTTACGGGGCCCTTTCTCGTTGAGATTATAAAGTACGTTAGCGAAATGCTATTGCAAGACGAACCCGATTGTGGTTAACTGTCAGCAATATGGAAAACGAACTCAACGGACTCGGCTATGTCTCTTCAGCGCCAGATCTTTTAGGTGAACTCACGGTCAACCGACCACGCGACGAGGCCGAAATATCGACACTTGAAGAAGTGCTCAAACTTATCAGGGACCGTAAGCGCTATTACGAATCTATCGAGTCGCTCTCGCTCGATGACAAGACCTTCACGATTGAAGAACAGCTCGCCATTAACAAGCGTGCCCTGTTCCACATCCAAGAGATAGAAGGAATGGTTGTAGCAGCAGTAAAAACAGTGAGGAGTCACAACAATGGGTGATGATGTGCCAGATTTCAGAGGTGCGTTCGTAGAAGAGATGACGGGCGAGCCAGAGGCTCCTGAAGTCGAAGAAGTCGAAGAGAAGCCTGATACAGAGGTCGAAGACGCCGAAGTTGAGAAGACCGAGGAGAAGGTCGAAAAGACCGAAGAAGAGGCCGCTGAGGGCGAGGAAGAGAAGAAGAAAGAAGACGAAGAGGAGGAAGACGACAAGCCTGAGTTCGCCACCAAGCAGGACATCGAGGACGCGCTGCGTCGTAACCAAGACGCCTCTGTCGAGCACGTCAACAACGTCGTCAAGGCTCGTGATGAGATTATTGAGAAGCTCCACCCAGAGGGCGTCGACACCAACGTCTACGATACCAACGGCGAGATCGTGAAGACGGCGCAGGACATCGTGGACCGTGGACTAGTGAAGGCCAACGGTGAGCCATTCACTTACGAGGAGGCTGCCTCCTACATGCTCGAGGCTGGTCGCCAGAGTGCTGAGAACATCCAGAAGTTGCAGGACTATGCGACTGAGGTGGCTGAGCAGAACATCTCGCTTTATGAGAGCAACCAGCGGGTCATCGAGAAGTGGGGCGACGTGCTCAACACGATGCCTAATCTTCGTACGAACCTCGCTAAAGAGTACATGGAGACGCAGCTTGAGTTCGACCCAACGGGCAGCTACATCACCAAGATGCACTCGACTCCTGAGCGGTTCTACGCGCTTACCGTAGGACCTTATGTAGAGCTCGCTGAGGCGCTGGCGAACAAAGAGGCAGCCCAGGCCCAAGAGCAGGCCAGGAGCCAGCAGGACGAGCAGGCGGAGCGTACCGGCCTCCCACCACAGCGCGGCCAAGCTGCCGTGAAATCCAACACCGGCGACCCGATGCTCGACGCACTAATAGACGAAATGAACAGTTAAGGAGAATTATCATGGACGCAAACCAATTAGCAGAGCAAGAGCATAAAGATTTAGTTGAGAGTTACGGCGGTAAAGCTGTTGGCCTTACCTTCAATCCGTCTAATTTAATAGCAGTAGATGTCATTAAGACGCGGTATGCCAGTATCATCAACGACCTCGACCAGACTCGTGCCGACGCAATTGACGGCGAGGTAAAGCGGCTTTGTTCAGTAGCAATCACGGAAGCCCAGACCGCACAAATGTGGGCAGTAAAAGCATTAACATGGGGACTAAACTAATGGCTATCATTTTCGAGAACATTGACACACACGAGACAGTTTCTATCAGCCCAGAAGTAGAGGGCAAATACTACGGCGCGAAGCTGTCTGCGCTGATTAACAGCAGTAACCTCGGCATCAACGCCGACCGTGGACAGGACTTTGGCTACCGCCTCAACCCAGAGCAGCAGGCCATCCTCGAGGACTGGGAGACTGACCCTGACGTTATCGACCGCGTGACCCAGTACACGAAGGTCCCTGTCGACATGCTGCAGCACAACGACTTCCTGAGCTACATGCTGTACCAGCAGAACCTTGGCAATTCACCTGAGAAGGCGAACGACGACAAGCGCCGCCAGAAGGAAGCTGACTATGCCGCTCGCGTCGCCAAGATCAGGGCAATGCTGCGTCCTGAGCCAGTTGCTCCGTTCAAGGCTCCTGAGTCTACGCTCAGTGACTACAAAGAAGCTGGTGTTACGCCTGTCGCTGACTCCCAAGACAAAGCTGCTAAATCTACCAAGAAGTAGCCCGATATGGAGGTCCCTGCACACTATAGCCCGAGGGACTATCAGGCTAAGTTCTTAACCGAAGCTCGTCACTACTGGTTTATCGTCATGGAGTGGGCCCGCCGCGCAGGTAAGGGCCTTACTTCGTTTGTGTATGCCGTCCAGCGCATGACTGAGGAGCCGATGGGGGTGGTGATTATCTACCCGACGGCCGAACAGGGCTATCGCTCCTTCTGGAACAACGTCGAAAACGACGGATTCCGCACGATTGAGCATATCCCTGACGCCCTTATCGCCAGCAAGACCAGCACCAGAGACTCGATGTCGATGGTGCTAAAAAACGGCTCCACGCTCGACCTGTTAGGGGCAAACTCCGACCCTGAGAAGCTGCGTGGTAACAACGTCAAGCTTTATATCCTGTCCGAGTTCGTCGATATTGACTCCAAGGTGCTCAGCATCATCCAGCCTATCGTGATTGCCAACGGCGGCCAGATTATCGTCGAATCGACCCCGAAACAGGACGGTATCTCCGGTGCCACCTTCGTCAAGCTCCGAAAAGCCGCCGAAGAGGACCCCGAGCAGTATTCCAGCCGCATCGAGGCGACCGAATACATGACGGAAAAGCAGCTGACCAGGGCTCGTCAGCAGTGTATTACGGAGTGGGGCAACGACTTCATGTTCCGGCAGGAGTACCTGCTCGACGAGGGACAGGCGCTGGAAAGCTCCTACTACGGCAACATCATTAACCGCAAGCTGCAGAGCGGTGAGATTGGCGACCACCCGTACGACCCGCGCTACCCCGTCTACACCTCGTGGGACCTCGGCGGCGGTGGTGACTCGACGGCGGGCATCTTCTGGCAGTACCATCACAAGAGGCTCAATATCATCGACGCCTACGAGACGCACATCATCGACGACGAGCTGCTGGTCAACTTCATTAACAGCCTCCCCTACAAGATCAACTACGGCTGGCACTTCTTCCCGCATGACGGCTCCAAGCGTGACTCCGACGGCATCCAGCGTATCGCCAAGCTCAATAAGCTCGGGCTTCCGAACGCCTCGCTGCTGCTGCGTCGCCGCAAGGAGGCGGGGCTCGTCGATGCCATCCAGCTGATGAATAAGCCGACCGTCACCGGCGACAGGGCACGCATCGAGACGACGCTCCTTGAGGCGCTGGCGCTCTATAAGCGTCAATATAACCACTATACGGGCAACTATGAGGGGCCTGAGCACAAGACTGAATCGCACTAC